GACGAGCTCTAACCCATCCTTAGTAGCTTCAAGATTCTTCTTAGTTTCTAAGAGCTTATTGTACTCTTTATAGATATCTCCTAAATCAGACTTCTCATTCTTACCAAGCAGGACATAATCCTTCTCACTAAGCTGTTGACCCGAAAGTCCACCTAAGATTCCAAGTTTAGCGACGATATTCGTATCTAAGAAGCGCTTCAATCTCTCTGTCGATTCCTCGATTTCCTGATTGTAGTACTGTAAATCAGCAAGAGACTTCTTATCAGTAGGCAGCAGACCGTCCTTGCCTGTTGCAACAATCTTATCGCGTTCCCGCTTAAGATGTGCAATAGATCCAGTTAGAGTATTAATCTCCCTGTAGTTACTAGGATCAATCTCAGCAAACTTGCTAATATCAAACGATGCACCTGCATTACTCAACACTTCAGAGAAGCGAGAAGTAAATGGAGTCGTATAGTTCTTAGCAAGTAGTTGACCTTCTGCAATCCGATTCTGAAGCTCTTGAGCCTTGATTGGATCCTTGAAGATGGTATTACCAGAAGCATCAAAGTCGCGTGCTAGGTTATCCAGTTCCTTCTTAGCGTCGGACACTTCCTTTGCAAGAAGGCGAACGTTAAAGAACTGTTCTGTACCTCTACTGAGAGCTTCTTCCAGATTGCCAAAACCAGCACGACCAAACAAGTCGGTAATACCAGTTGTAGCTTTCTTAAAGGCATACTTATCTGTAAGGTCCTTAACTATAGCAGCATTCTCTTCGATGATATTACGCATCCGGACAGGATCAATCTGATACTGATTCTCCACACCCATCTTAATGGCGAGGGAATCTCTTTCAGCTTCATCCTTAGTCTCAGTGAACTTCTTATAGGTGTCACGCAGCTCGTTAGCTTGTTGAATGAAAGCGAAGTTCTCATAAGGCATTGTCGCAGCATTCATCGCAGGAGTAGCGCCTTGAGCGACATTCTCCATTTGAGTTGCAATACGAACCTCACGAGAAGCAGACTTCAACAGCAGATTCTTAAGCTTCTCGGCATCTTCCGCCATGAATCTCAGGGTCCGCTTAGCTTCTTCGAAGTTATCAAACTTGATGTCAGCCATCCGCTGTTTACGCGTAGCCATGGAATCCATCAGTTCAACTGCTTCCTTCATTGTAGGAGTACTGAGTTGAATCAGATCGTTCATTTCTACTTGAGCACCGGAGCGATCAATCAGCAATTGGAAGCCAGCTTGTACCTTGTTAGCAGTAGCTGCAGATTCAAGTTTCCTCTTAACCGTTTCGGTATAGTTGTTAACCAGATCTTGAGCAGCATTACCTTCTTCAGTACTTCCAGCCTTACCGCGAGCGTCAATAGCATTCTTAAGTGCCGACTTGATAACCACGAGTTCATCGATAGTAGATTGATCAACCTTGAATAAGTTATCCAGATCGATATCAACCTTCATATCCTTGAAGGAAGCTTGAAGATCAGTCAGAGAATCTTGATATTCCTTGACTTGCTTGTTACGAGTACCCTTAGCAATCAGATCCTTAGAAGTAGCTTTATAAAGCTTCAGTTGGAGGTCTAATTCGTCCTTCAGCTTCTTCTTATATTTTTCAGAATTATAACCCTTGACATTCTCAAGTGCTTCCATAGCGTTCTTGAGATTGACAACAGAGGTAGCGTATTCTTTCTGCTGGCCTTGGTCTAAGAAGCCCATCAGATCGCGAACAGCCGGATCACTCTTGTTGTACTCTTCCCCAACAGCAGTATACTTCTGCGGGTTAGGTGCAAACTTCTTAATCAGAGGATTCAGCAGCTTGTCATTCACCACATTAGTAAGAGCGATACCTGCGTTGACCATGTAGCCAGCGAAACCAGGCATAACCTCTTCTAACTTCCTTTGGTCCTTTGCATCGCCAATAGAAGCTTGTGGGAGATACGTTCTACGATCCTTATTCAGGATAGCATCAATACCTCTAGAAGCAGAGTCGAAGTCGGTCTGAGTCTTGCCACTGTACTTCTCCAGGACTCGATTCAGTTGCTCCATCGTCTTATTAAGTTCCTTCATGGTCTCGACGCTAGCCGTACCATCAAAGTTCAACATAGACGATTTCTCTTCTCTAGCCTTACCAGCCAGTTCAGCAGTACGATCAACTAATTTCTTAATTGTGTCGAACTCCTTGGCATTGATATTGCTGTAGTTGATATTCGCGAATTTCTCTTTGAATCCAACTTGAGTATTATCAATAGTCTGATTAGGAAGGATATTTTCCAGATCCTTTTGTCGGCTAGTTTTACCACCAAAGCCCACGAGCTTGGAAACTCCGGCAATAGCGTTGTCGAGTTTATCGAAGAAAGAGTCACCTTCGCCGAATAACCAGACAGCCAGCGCGCCACCCACTGTGACAATCGCGAGCAGAGGGCCGAGAATACCAGTAGTGAAGAATCCAAGAATAAGCGCTCCTACCTTCATGAGGCCAGAGGCAACCATGTGGAGAATCTTATCAGGAATCAGTTGCAAGAGAACAAATATAGGCACAAGTATTTCTGCCATCTTTGTACCAATATCGAGGATAGTGTCAAAGATAGAAGTTGTAGCAGCACCAACATTTTCTGTCGCAGCATTAGCCTTACTAGAGACAAGAGCCAGCAGGATCAGGATAGCAGCAATACCACCTGTCTTACCAAACAGAGCTCTACCAATGATACCAGTAACACCAGTCATGGCATTAATTCTGGTCATCAAACCAGCAATAGTGCTAGTGATCGAGGCACCAACAGCTGCAAGCATAGCTGCAATCTTGCTGTTATCGCCAAACAGATTTGCCCAGAAGCCCTTCTTTGCTGCAGCCGCATTGGCCGCCGTAGCTGCAGTAGTACCCACAGTAGCACCAGCCGCAGCAGCTTCAACAGCAGCAGTAGCCGGACCTCCATTTGTACCATAGATCAGTTGCTTATACAGTGCAGGAATAACACTTAGCTTCTCTTTGATCTTACCCCAGAGGCTAGTCGGAGCAACAGCATCAGCCATGTCATTCTCAAACATTTTAGCTTGTTTGGTATTAGAGATCGGCTTGTTCTTATCATAGATCGAGAAGTCGATTTCTCCTTGTGGACCACCAGCCGCAGCCTTAGCTCTAGCAGCAATATCAGCAAGAGGATTGTTTATCTTCCTACCAAAGAGGTATTCGCCTAAAGAGATACCACCTTCCTTGTAAGACTTCTGCAGGTTGGCATCAGTCATGTTCTTGAGGAACGAGAAGATGCCTGTCATGCCGCTACCGAGCTTATCCTTCAGTCGACTAAACTTGCTATCAGAAGGACCTGCGAAGATCTTCTCCATGACACCAGTAGCGAACTCAGTGGCCATCAATTTATTGATACCAATCTTGATGATGCTACTAACAATAGACATCACACTACGGACAGTATCCATCAGCACCTTACCAGCAACATCCGGTCCCATGATTGCATAGAGCAACAATGGGGTAGCCATCAGTGTGGATTGGAGAGCATTAACTTCGCTAGTAAACCCTGCAAGCAGAGCAGTAACACCTAACAGAAGTGCCTTACCACGGTTGCCCGTAAGGATCTTCTCTAGCATGCCACCATCAGTGCTACCATTGTTACCATCCTTGAGACCCTTAGCCAGTTGACCAGGGATCGCAAAGAATCCTTCAACTGCCTTCTGGAATCCTGCGAGAGCCTTCTTAGTCACTTCGAACTTATTCAGAACGAAATGTGCGCCGAAGCCAAACAAGATAGAGCCGATAAGACCACCTTCACCACCAGTCACTGCATTAGCGAGAAGCTTGATTGCCTTGCCAAACAGACCGAATTGATCCAGGAATGCTGTACCAAACGATTCAGCAACTGTGACCATCGAGTTGATCATAGATGGAATACCAAGCAGGAAGTTCTTCAAGAAGAAACCTGCAGCAGTACCCATCGAAGCACCAAGCTCAGAGAAGAAGATCTGTGTAGCTTGACCATTAGTAAGTTTATCCAGACCTTGACCAACAATAGACACGAATGCCCGAGCCAAATAACCAACAGCAGAAATCTGAACAGCAGTAGGAGCAAGGGCAAGCCCAATCGCTGCAACCACTGCAATACCCATCATTCTGGCGAACTTAATGAAATCTTCCTTACCTAAGTTAGAGATAGCTTCCTTGATAGGATTGATTCTCTTAACCACAGGATCCTTGAGATCGTCGAGGTTTCTAGACAAGGAGAACTTACTAACAGATGTCAGAATGTCTTTGGCTTTCTTACCAAAGTTTACAAATCGAGTAGTAGCATCATCGATAGCTCCCTTGAACAGGGATTCCTTATTACCACCGAAGCTTGCTGTGTTAATCACCGAACGATACAAGTTATCGAACAGACCCTTAACAGAAGAAGCGAAATTGGCTACATACTTGTATGCGACAGTCTCAAGCTTCTTAGCCCACTCAATGATACCTTCAATAGTATCAGGCCAGTAGGAGTGGCCAACAATTTTATCCCAGATGTCATAGAATGCAGCCATCACGTTCTTGGCGAACGCCTTAACAGCAAACCATGCAAGATCCAATATATGAGACCAGCTAATGATAGAGGCTAAGAACAAGTAAGATTCACTTGTAGTCTTTGCCAACATCTTGGAGATGGGATTAGATTCTCCAATAGTATTGATTGCCGAAGCAACAATCTTAGCATAGATCAGCTTGATACCAGCCCAGAGAGCTTCCATCGACATATTCAGATCGCTAAAGGCGAAACGAAGCTTACGTTGGAATGTATCAAGGTTATCAAACAGAACACCAAAGTCAGACTTCCAGTAGTGAGTCAGGCGGATACCTGTGAGCTTCTGGATATCTTTCGCCACGTAGTAAAGCTGAGCCTTGAATTGATCAATACGGCTAACTCGCAGAATATCAAATCCAGCAAGATTATCGAGCAGTTTAGCTCCAAGATCTGCAGAATCAATCTGCCTGCTCACAGCTCCGATCATGATAGAAATACCATTACCGAAACCGCCAGATGCAGCGACAGATACAATATTAGCAAACAGCATGCCGATATTCGTAGCCATTGTCTTGATGCCAACTCCGAAGAGTGCATTCATAGGACGCAGGATACCGGCAACAACAGCCGCTTCATCTACATTGAAGATATCACTAAACTTGAACAGACCATTCTTCCAAATGACCGCCAGATTGCTAAAGTGGCTTGTAACCGCATTAACAAACTGTTTGATGTGAGCAATACCAGTAGATGGAAGTTTCTTAGCCCAATCGATAACACCTTCGACCAGATCAGGCCAATAGGAATGACCAACTACCTTATCCCAAACATCATAGAAAGCATCAGCAACATCATTACAGAATTTCTTAATGACTTCCCAAGCATACTTCAATCCATCAGTTGTACCATTGATAGCTTTGATTGTAGCCTTCCAGCTGTCAACCAGATACTTGTTGGTTTTCCTGAAAGACTTTTCCAGACTCTTAGTAATATCTTCAAAAGGATTAATCTTGAAGGTAACACCATCGAACAGGCGTTGCAAACCCATATCGAGAGCTTGGAACACTTTCAGGGTGGTCTTGAAGCCGAACAACCAAGGTGCAAAGTCAATTGCAACCATGCGTTCAATAGCTTGACCAACCATCATGATGGCTTGACCAAATCTGCCACCAACGTTATCACCTAATTCAGTAATGAACGAGCCGATAGCAAAGAGAGCAACCCTAATTTGGTTAACAATAGGATACAGGAATGGCTGAACAGCAAACTCAAACAGCTTAGAGAACGAGGAAGTAATATCCTTGATACCAGCCTTGAGCTTATCCATCCGGATGTTACCGATGATGATCAGCGGTCCTTCTAAGGCACCAACCAAGATCAGCGATCTACGAATCTCATTTGCAAACTGTCGAATACCCACTGTCATATCCAGCAACTTCGTGATGAAGGTACGGGAAGTGAAAGGATTCAAAAGTCCCCAGACACGGTCACCACCAGTATCGCGGATAAGATTCTGCAGCTCACGCATGTGCATAGTGAATTCAGCAATAGAATCCGACTTAAATGCGTTCGTTACTGCACGACCAATACGAGCATCACCAAAGAGCTTGAAAAGGCCAATAGCCTGTCCAAATGCTTCTGCATTAAATTTAATCCACTTAGTGAATGCATTTAACGGGCCAGCCAGGAGAGCAGCCATGCCTTGTCTAAAGAGGTTCAGTGCACGAGTGCCACCGATACCAATACCAACAATGTAAGGTGTAGCGAGCTTAACTTGATAAGCAATAGCACCAAACACACCAGCAACTGCCTTGCCGGCTTCAAACATACCCGCGATTGTTTCACGAATACGCGACATAGCCAGGAAGACTTCTGTTTGCACGAAAGGAGTCTTAGCTTCGACAGCATTAGCTGCCTTAAAGACAATAGCTCCCATTGCTGTAGTAATACCAAGTCCTCTAGAGAGCTCACTCAGGAATCGCTTGCTGGAATCTGCAAGGACTCTACCAGCTTGGTCGAATGTAGGATTAACTCTACCAAACTCATCATTCAGTTTAGCTGTTTGGCTTTTAAGGGCCTTGAAGACCTTTTCGCCAGTAAGCAGACCCTCAGCGGCTACTGCACGTAATTGTGCAATAGTGAGGCCCATACCATCAGCAATAGCTTGAGCGATACGGGGTGTACCTTCGAGTACGGAATTAAGTTCTTCACCACGCAGAGCGCCGGCTTGGAGACCCTGTGCAAGCTGCACCATAGAAGCGGCAGCTGTTTCAGCCGAAGAGCCACTAATTGCTACAGCCTTCTGCACCGACTCAATAACTTCCAGCATGTCTTCTTGACTGGTAGTTGCTTTATCGACAGATTTGGCGAATGTGTAGTAAAGATTTGCGCTATCACCTAGGGTGCTACGCGTACGCATAGACATCTTTACAAGTTTGTCTTGCACTTGGATCAGGTCAGATGTTCTGCCGGTAACCAAGGCAATGCGGTTTTCAATGTTCGTTAAGGCATCATTAGCCTTGTTTAATGCACTAATCGCTCCGAAAGTAGCAAATGCGGCACCAACAGATTTAGCAAGGAATGCCAGGCTGCTAGTAGCGCTTGCGGTCGTCTTCTCAATGTGCCCAACCGAAGCACTCAGCTTCTTTAAGTCTGCTTGGGCTTGGGATGAGTCTGATACGACCTTGACTTTGATGTCATCAGACATGTTTCTCTCCTGTATAGATTAAAATGCCCCTGTAGTAATATCCTCATTACGAGAACATACCATCAGGGGCAGGTGTTAGATTAACTTAACAGGAATGAAACCCTGTTGTAAAATTGTTTGCTCAATATAGCGCGGTGGTGCTTGTTTAGACCAGCCTTCATTCAGATATTGAATATAAGGCGCATCATTGATGATAACATTCCTTACCTCGGTGAATCTTACGAGTAAAGGATTGGAAAAGGAAAACGATACTTTAAACGCTTCCTCAGTAGCACGCTGCCACCTGCTTCTTGCATAGCCAGTGTCAATTGGGGTGTTCATCCGAACAGCTTCCAAGAGAGCATCTAACCTATTATTTACTTCAGTGGTAACCTTATCTGCAAATTCCCTTTGGATTCTACGCTCTAGGTCCTTCTGGATTGTCACTTTGAACTTTATCATCTAACCATTGTACTCCGTTATTAGCGGCTGCTTGCTGCAGTCTGAACAGTAAGCCAGATGATTTCAAAGTCTGGGCCAGTCTTGCCTCAGTAGGAATCTCTTCACGACTCTCTTGAATAGCCTTGAGTGATGGGAAGATATTCTGAGGTTTCTCTTTCATTCCTTGTTGCTGCATGAGCAACGATGTTCTTAAGTCTTCTCTCCATCCAACAGGACGCATTCGGTAATATTCGATCCAGCCGAGCATTTCGCTATAGGACATGCGTTCAATCATTTCACTGACAATCATGTTCTTGCGTTCGGCTAGCTCAAATATCTCGATCATGTCCGATTCGAGGGTTACTTCGACTTGCTCTCGTTTCCCAGGCCACTAAAGACCAGGATAGCATTCGAGAGGTTCGACAGTTCGTCAACAGGGAAACTTTGGAATTCTTCTTTCGTAAGTTCCGAAGCACCTTCAACTGCGCATGTAATCACATACTGCAGGAGGTCCATCCCCGCTGCCTCATCTTGCGAATCAGCATTAGCCCTCGACTTCTCCTGAATTTCCAGGACTTGCGCAACGCTCAGCTTCTTGAACTTGAGGTCTTGACCGCAAAACTTGAGGGAGGACGTGGGATTCTTACCAACTAGATGTTTCATTTAATTACTTCCTTGTTTACTTTTTATCTGTGAAGAGATGCTTGTTCGAGTCTTGAAAATCATCAAGCATTTTGCGTGTCGTGTGGAGCGTACTTAGCGTCTCCAGGATTTCCAAACCGGCAGCGCTACTCTGATCAAAATCCTTCAAGCGCTCGAAAGTCTTAGTGATACTGATATCAATGGACTTGCGCATATGTCGGAAAGTGGTCTTCATAACAAAAGCCTTACTAAAAGGGTAGACCTTTGGTTGTTCCATACTTCTTTTCTTTCATTTATACATATACATTAGTTAATGAGTATAATACATCAATCACTATACACATTAAGTAATATTAATATATTATTATTATATAGTAATATCACCCCCGGAGGACACCTGCTTTAGCGTCCCCTGGGAGAAAGGGCAATCTATAAGAAAACCCTGTAGTTACGATTAGATCGTGACCGGACCGTAGAACGGCGAAGCAACAGCCAGAGCCAGTGTCGCTTGCGCGGCATCAGTCAGCTGAGGCGAGACCAGCAGGGAAGCCAGACGAGCCACGAAGAAGAAGTTCGAGTTCTGCACAGTACCCAGACCACCCACGATGTGAGTCAGAGCGGTAGGTTTAGCCGCGCACAGGGAGAACTGGAACGGATACATGTTACCGTTATTCACCAGTGGGCCAAGAGTAGAAGTCGAGGACCAGTTGTTCGGGATGTAGTTCAGCGTAAACTCCAGATTAGGAGCGTCAGCTTGACCCTGAACTTGCAGAGAAGTCGGGGAACCAAACACCGGAACGTTCACGATGTTAGCAGGGGTACCGATCTGCGGGAACTCACGAATGTCCGTGACTTCAGTTTGAGCGGTAGCGAAAGCAGTCACAAACTCGCCTGTCGTATCAAACGCGGTCAGGTTAGTAACGACAGTGGTCGACAGAGCGAGGTATGTGTAAATGCTCGCCGAAACGCCAGAAATATGAGCCATTGTTAGTCTCCGTAATATTTAAAATTAATTCCATAATCCGCACGATAAATCGCGGGATTCTTAGGGTCCAAGCCTACCATCTTGAGGTTGCTTGCACCAAATTGTGTTCCATTAGTCAGAGTCTTTGCCTGGAACTTAGTGTCGAGTGTATCAGCAATTGTAGCGATCTCTGCATCACCCTTGCCAGCTTGAACATAAATACTGATTACCAGCATACCGGACATTGTCTTTTTAGCGCCATACGCATTCCAATATCCATTGCCGGGAAGAATCAAAGTAGTAATATAGGATGTACCTGTCTTACTTCCTGTGTAGTTATCAGGATAAACTTTGAATCCAGTAATACTGTCAAGCACTTCATAAATGTCTTTCTTGATGAGTGTATACGTCATTCGACCCTCACGAGTTCAAGTGTTGTAATGTATTCATCAGACTTCATCATACGGAAGTTATAGACAACTCCAGCGATTGTGACCTTAGAGTAGCCCGAAAACACTATATTGCCTGTTTTAAGCAATAAGGTTGTAACGTTCACAATTGCGCCATCAATCTTCTTAGTCGAGTTCTCTAAAT